TTAAAACTCTTAATCAAGAAATCAAATGGGTCTTTTGCCTTTTGTGTATATTGTTTTTCAGGTGCTCGTTGAATTTGCCGTACAACACCAGCAACAGGTAACACGTTTGCTAATCCTTTTAAATCCTTTTGCTTTAATCCTATCAAAGTTGCAGGAGTTAAATCCAATTGTTTAATACCCGCCAATGATGACAGCGGCTGCATACCACTAATCACTGTCCCACCAGTAAAGCTTGCAAGAATAGAATTTAATAGTAAAGGCTGTACTAATAAATCAGCAAGACTACCAACACGTCCTTCTGACACGGCATCAAATACTTGACTTTGAATACCACGCATATAGGTAGTAAATAATACTCGTCGAAGATACTGTACTTGTAAAGCTTTTGGTTTATTTGCTACGTTATACATCATATTAGCGCGATTAGTTGTGATTACAGCAAATGCATCTTTAGCTGCTTCTTTACCACCCGTTCTAAAAGCTTCTCTTACTAATTCTCGTTGAGATCCATTTAAGTTTGCGAAAGCTCTACCTTCTAATGCAGCTGTACCACCTTTAGCCCATGCATCATCAAATACGATATCAGCCGCTATAATACCTAACTTGCGGTTATAGCTTTCGGTCTTACCCATGACTTGACTAGCTACAAATTTAGCCGGTTTATTTAAAGTATCAATTAATTTCGGGATGCTTGCTGTAGCATTAGCATTACTAAAACCCTCGATAGCATTAAGTCCTTCAGCGTTTGAAAATTTAACTAATCTACCATACCGATTTGTTTCTTCTGCAGTAGGCTTTAAAATTTTTAAACGTGCTCTTGCAACATTAGTAAATCCTACTAAAGCAGATAGTGTGCTTTCAGGTTGAACTGCTTGAAGCATCCATACTCTAGGATTAATACCTGCTAAGTTTACTGCAGCAGACTCTTGAAACTTATCCCATAATTGAGTCCATGCATTTTCAATCGCATCTTCTTCGTTTATTCCACCAGCTTTAATAGCCGCTTTAAGAAGTGACTCATGCTCTTTGAATACATTAGCAGCAAATGCTCGACGTAATGCATCCGCATCTTTTAAACTAAAGGCATAAATTAAAGAATCCTCAAAAAGATCTGCTTCTGATTGATATCCAAGTAATCTTAATGTAGCAATTTCAGTATTGGCTTTTTCCAATGCAGGTTTCATATATTTACTACGTGCAACATCAGCTACATAGCGATTTAAAACTGTTTTAATATTAGTTTCGGTTACACCAGGAACTAGTTCTCCTGATAAACGTGCTTGTTCAAACGTTGGGTTTGCAACATTACGTGCCGATAACCCACTATAATTAGATTTTTCTAACTTTAATCTAATAGGAATATAACGTCCTCGTTTTAATACATTTTCTTCTTGTGCAATATCATCAAAAAATTTACGTAACTTAAATAGTTCTGTTAATTCTTCTTGTGACGGTGGAGGAACATCAGGATTCCAAGCAGGAATTTTTGTGCCTTTAATATCAACAGCAGTGGGATTAAACTGCATTGTTCCATCAGGTAATGACTCCACATATTGAAGGCGTTGAGTAATCTGATCATCAGGAATACCCATCTTATTTAATTTTGCAATTGGATCTGCAACAGATGCTAATTTTTCTGCTCTATAATTTTGACTTTGTGGTTTGACTGTTACAATTTCTTCAGTGATTGAACCTGCTTTTGTTCCAGTTCGTTGTTGCATTCTATTAAATGTAGATATGGGATCAATAAATGATCTAATACTCTGGGCTTCAAATAACCACTGGGATTTTGGAATAACGCCTTGAAGTTTTGCAACTTCTTGTGCTACTCCTGGTGCCATTTTCTGAAACTGCTCTTCAGTTATAACACCTAATTTGACAAAGTTTTGTAAATTTTGTACTGTTTTTGTGGCTAGTGCCGTAGCTTGCTGTGCGGAGTTTGTCAAAGAGGTAACAACTTTAGGTATAGTTTTATATTTAATTGTTAGACCTTCAATTTGAGTTTCCAAAGCTGAGATTTGATCATCTACTTTAGAAATTTCATCTACAAATTCTTCTACTTTACTTTGTGGTAGGGTTTCTAAACTATCAGTAAGTTTTTTACGTTCTATGGCTTTTTGTTTTAATTGCAATTCATATTCGTTTTGCAGTGACTGTGCTTTTTGTTGTCTAATGGTAGTTAACTCTTGAGCTTTTTTTTCAGCAACTGCTGCTTCCTGATCCATTTGAGTGATAAAATTTTTTCTTGCTTGTTTTTGAGTCGAGGGTGTAACACGCAAATCGCCAGGCTTTCTCAGTATTCTTCCAGCTCCTGGAGCTACATCTGCAATAGTGGCTAATCCTGGTTCAGTAGTTACAGTTGGAATATCTACTTCAGCTTTAATCGCTGATAAGGCTTCAGTATCCGCTTGATATTTTGACGTAAGATCTGCTACTTCAGAATCAAGTCTTGCTAATTCCTGTTCTTTTATTAAATTCTTTTGTGCATTATTAGCTAAAATCTCAGAAACATTTGCCCGTCTACTTTTTAAATTTTTGATTTGAGCGTTAGTCTGGTCAATTAAGGTACTTTCACCTACGACTGGATTAATAGTAGTCGATAGTGTTGGTTGTTTTGCATAGGCTTCTTCAGAAGCTTTAGCAACTTTCGTTGCTTGCTTCGCGTAAATGCCGCGCACACCTTTGCTAAGACCGACAAGAGTCGTAGCACCCAACCCCAAAGCTGCCCCAAACTTATATACCTGTTTAGCGTCATCTAAAGTAAACTCCTCACCCAATTGCTCAGCTGTTTTAGCAGCCTGCACTACGCCGATTGTTGGAGCAACTACTGTAGATGCTACAAGGGGAGCAACTATTGGACCTACTTTTGGAATAGTAGCTAGTTTGCCAAGAGTTCCAGTTACGGCTGCGCCACCTACTGCTGATATAGGAGCTGTTCCAATTAGATCAGCAACAAATTTTCCAGTGCCGGTTTCGAGAGGAATTTGTGGAAAGCTTTCTTGGTAGTTTTGAACTAAACTTTGAGCTGCGGGACTGCTCATTTTACCACGAGTTAATAATGCTAACCCTAATTCAGTGGGTTGAAATAGTCTACGTACACCTTCTGTTACTGCAGAACCAGTCTCTCCGGTAACGAAGTCTTTAATGTCAGATGCAATGCGGCCAGGAATGCTGGCTAGCCCTTGAGAAGGGGCAGGTTGTTCTTCCTGGGCAAACTCATCCCATGGATTAGACGTAGCTGTATCAACAGCACTAGTATCTGGTGTACTAGTTTCCTGTTGTGGAGCAAAATCTTCCCATGGATTTGACATTATTGTTTCTCCCAATTCTTTTTATTAGCAGGATCTCCGCCTTTAAACTTATAACCTTTTACAATAGTACCAACTTTAGGTGCCGGTTTAGCCGGAGCCGCTTGTTGTTGTGAGGGTGCGGCTGCTGGTACAGATGGTGCAAATAATCTATCCCACCATGACAATTCTTTTGCGTTTGGAAAAATCTTTTTTAGTTCTGGATCTGTTAAAATTTCCTTTATTTTTTCTTGTCTCTTATCCTCATCTACTGGAAGAACTGCGCCCTTAGCTTGCAATACACCACGAATTTCTTCTAGTGTTGATTTATCGGTTAAAACGCTATCCTTCAATGCTTGTTTTAAAATGTTACTGGGATTTCGTGCGTTTAATCGCCTTTCGTCTGCAGCTTGTTGTTTACGCATTTCAGCATTCATTCTGTTTTGTTCAGCTCTAGCTTCAGCACCCTGTTTACGAACTTCTTTTAAAGCATTGTTATAACTCAATAAACCTTGGCTAAGTCCTGTATTTTCTGCTTCGTATATAATACCAGCTTTTTCCTCTTCTGTCAAGAGTTTATTATTCATGACTGTTTTAGTAAACCCCTTAAGTTTGGGAGCTTGATCTGCTAATTTAGCCGCCCCTTCCACGTCACCTAAAGCTAACCGTTGCTGAATCTGGGGTTGAAAACTTGCCATTTCTGGTTGCTGTGCAAACGATTGTAATTGGTTCAATAATGTTTGCTTTTGTTTCTGTTCTTGTAGCATTTGCAAAGGAGCCACATTACCTTGACCAGCTTGATAGTAAGCACCAGATAACCGTAGTCCTTCTGTTAATTGGTTTAAGAAGTCTGCTAACCCCCCTCCACCAACACCAGATTGTTGCTGCATCAATGGAGTCTGTTTATCTGCAGGGGATTGTAATCCAAGTTCGGAATCAAACTTAAATTCGTTAGCCATAAGATCCTCTTATACAATACCTAAGTTACCTAAAATACCACCAGAACGCTGTGACTGTTCGTTAATTCTTGTACCATATTGTTCTGCCATTCTATTTAATAATTCAAGAATGTTCTGTTGCTGTGTTAATCCAGTAGTTCCTAAATTAGCCATACCCATAGCACGCTGTAAAGCAGCTTGATTTGCCGATTCTCGTGCTGCCTGATTTTGTTGTGCTTGAGAAAGCTCTCTAGCTTGTTGCTGTTGAAACGCTTGAAATAGGAGGGGGTTTTGTTGGAGCCTGGTTTGTACATCTGCTAACCGTTGCAGAACATTGCTCTGGCCTGGTTGCCCTCTAAATTGCGATGCAATCTGTGCCCTTTGAGCCGCTGCTTGCTGAGCCATACCTTGGGTAGCCTGAGCTGCTAAACCTCTTGTAATGGCATCTGGACTCATTTGAAAGGCAAATGAACTAGGAGCTGCTTGAACCCCAGTAGAAATGTCAGTTTGCAGTGTGCCTAGTTGTTTTAGATAATCCGGCAAAGTTGTTTGTATACCTTTTCTAATTGCTTCAGCAGCTGCAAGATCTTCTGGTCTTGCTTGTAATCTGCTGCTAGAAGTAGAACTTTGTTTAGTACCCATTAATGCTTGTACTGGACTTGCTAAAGCTCCAGTAAATGCAGCAAGGGGATTAAAGATATCTTGTGCAAAACTAAATGGATTTGCTGATGCCCCTGCACTTCCAGGAACTAAACTTGTATAGTCTGAAATGTTACTACCCTTTGGTGCCATCTTACTGTCCTCCTAACATACGTAGAAATTGTAGCAAGCTTTGTTGCTGTGCTTGCTGTTGAGCTTGTTGAGGTTGAGCAAACATTTGCTGCCTAACTTGCTGTTGCAACATTTGTGGTGGTACCCCACCTTGCTGTTGCACGTTTTGAAATTGTTGGCCATACTGCTGGCTTGCAGTTGGTTGTGCCATATATGCTTGTATTAAATCTAGTAGTGTCATATATTATAATACCACAAATTGTGCTGATCCGGCAGGCCAACTAGCAACTGTTCCGCCTGGCCTATATGCATAAACTTCAACAGTATAGGTTCCCGCGGTTAAATATGCAAAACCAGTAATTCCAGTACTACTTAAATAAGAAACCTGTTGTGGTTCTGGACCGTAAATTCTAATGCCATTTACATATAAACTTAATTCAAAACTACCAAATCCACCCGAATATGTAAAAGAACCGCTTACAATTTTTCCAAAAACAATTGCACCATTTCCGCTTACTGAAATTGTGGTACTATAAATTACAATTGCAGATCCTCCAGCAGTACTACCCGATCCCCAACTAATATTTGTTAATGGTGTTGGTTCTTTTTTACTTAAAGTAACACTTGCAGTTTTTAAATAAGCACCGTCTAGACCATTATTATCAATAACAGCTTTTGTTACACCATTGATTTGAAAATCATACTTATCTGTAGTGTCAGGAATATTTAATCCTAGTCCTGAAGATGATCCAATAATAGATGCAAACGTTGTACTATCGGCATTATTTTTAAGGACTAATTCACTTCTGTCATCACTGCTACGACCTTTAACTTTTACTGCAATTGAATCACTTACAGGTGCTGTTAAAGTTAATAAACCAGAAATTCCAAGATTAGTCGTTGATACAGTTGTAGCACTTACTGTATTTGCTGCGATAGTTCCAGCACTTGTAATCCCTAAATCAGTACTGATTGCTGTACGAGAAACTGTTAAGGTATTTTGTACTCCATGCTTAATCTCTAATGCAGGGATTGTAGTAGTCCCGCTTAGAGACATACGCATATGAGCCGAATTGGCAGCGACTTGATTTATGGAATCACTAAGTAAAAATAAGGATTTTCCAGTAGCAAGCAATCCACCTTGTGTAACTGTTACCGCTGTATCAGAACCAGTATTAGATACATTTAATGCCGGTTGACTTGCAGTCTGACTAATGGATAATATCGCATACTGTGGGGAGCTAGGCAACGCCACAGATCTAGCAGATAAGATACCAAGATTATCAGTACCAATATTGCTTTGAGTCCATGAAACAATAGCCTGGAAATTAGCATTAACTTCAGAAGCTAGTGCTGGTGTTCCAGCTACAAAATTATGGGGAATCGTAAGCGTTGCCATGCGTCACCTCAAATTACGGTTGTCGATTGACAAACCAGAATTGTCCTGTTGCCGCAGTGGTTGGCGATACACCACCATTGCGTGCATCAGATACAACTACGACACATCCTAATGCAAAAAATTTATAAGGACTGTCGTTTACGTCTTTACCAAAAGCATTATCTGCTTTTACTCTAAATGTAAAGACAGGTACTGTTACTCCAAATGTAACGGATGCAGCACTTGCTGCGTCGTATACATGTACAAAAATGTCAGACCCACTGTTGTCCTCGACCAAGAAACCATAAAGATTTCCTCGACCTGAGAACACAAGGACGGGACTGGCATTTAGGTTCGTCTGATAACTATGAAATGTGCAGCTTGACGAACTTGCTGTTACTGAAGGTACTCCCATTTTTTCTCCTAAACACCCGAAAAGATGCTACCTGATACACCCCAACCTAGGAGTGTCAGAGGGGCATCCTCATCGTCTTGTGTGAAAACTAATTGCATCATCTGTGCTTTACGATGCACGTTAAACTTAAATTCTTGTAGTGCAAATCCTGTCCATAACAAAGCAGGAGCTGCAGTATCTTGAGCATTTACAGCCCAGACATAATTAGTAGGTGCCGATGGTGCCCATACAGTACCAACACCTAAAACTTCATAGCTTGTTTTTCCTTCTTCAATATAACCAAGGTCAAACTTAGCTCCAAATTCAAACTCATATGTATTATCTCTAGCTTCTGCATAGATCTTAGCTGTCTTAAACAGCTTTGTAATCATAGGCTGACCAATATAGTATGGTCTAGTTACTAAGCGCATTAGTATAGGATACTCAGTACCCTGATAATAATCGCTATCGCCCGTATTCATTTTATAGTACTGCCCCTCATCAGTTGCAGACCCAAAATAAATGTCTAATCCACCAGTAGCCGTTGCTTCTGTTTGAAAGAAACAGCCAGCAAGAATTCCTGGATGTGTAGCTGCATTATCGCCAGCTTCATAAGTAGTCCAACGAAACGTTGGGTATTGTTGATAGTCACCAACTAAAGTTTTTTCTGGCTCTGGTGAAGTAGTTGTTTTAAAAATTTGAAAGTAAACTCTACGATTTTTAGTATCATTAATTGCTGAGATTTTATATGCTTTGCTACCACTGAAATCTGCAGTTCTAATAATGTTTTGTATTGCAGTTGCAATAGGACGGAGGTTTTGCCCATCAGTTGCGTAAATGTTATCTCTACCTAGAAATAATAACTCGTCAAATACTTGGCATTGTGCGTGGTGAGATACCGCACCAGTTACTTCTGATATTTCCCGATAGATTAATGCAACGTTATCTTCGCTATTGCCAAGGTCAGGCAAACCAATTTCTTCGAGTCTACCAATTGAACGCTCTTTTAAGATAATAGGCACGCCTTTAATCTGCCCTGCCCCTACTACAGCATCGGCAGCCCCAAACTTACCCTCCACAGAGAACTCGTTCTGTACAGGAAAGCTTTCCGGTAAAGGCCCGTTTGGTCCAATCTTAGAGAATCGACCTCTATTTTGTTCTGGATGGAACACTAAGAGGCGGTTGCGTGCAACCACTGGAAAACGAGCTTTGTTATAATCTGTGTAATCTTCAAGTCTAGTATTGTCTAATGCCATTTGCTCAGACAATAGAGAGTCATCAGAGCTGTTGGAAATATGAGATAAAGAATTACCAGAAATCTCAGTTTCCAGAAATAAGATCGAGCCGTTAACAACGGTCCTCCAAATTCTTGTGCGTATATCTAGGTGTGCTAGATTAAGAGCGCTATAGTTTGGATATGCAGCAATCGTTAAAGTTGCAGTTTTATTTGCTGACGTGGTCGTAACCGTGGCAGATAAGTCTGATGGACTACTTTCAGCGATTAATTGATTGTCATAATAGAATGCATATGTATATGCGTATAGGTATTGGCCTTCATTTAAGCTTCCACCTACAGAAACTACTACAGTTGGTGCTGATGCAGGTGCAATTATACCTAATTTTCTAACGTACGACCCATTAGCTTCATAAATAAACGGTGTATCTACGTCACCACTACCATCAAAGTAGAATAAAGCATTACCAATTTGAGCAAAAGACGGCCTAACAAATGGATCTAGTACTAAATCTGTAGCAGTAGCATCCTGAAATGGGGTAAATACACCAGAAACTATCTTACCTATTTTAGATTCTAGTGCATTATCAGTAGCTGACAAGACAATTTGAGTTAATCCACCACTTTGTCTGTATTCTAAACCTTGACGAATAGAATAATTAGTAAGAGCATTACCACCAGTGAATTGATTAACATAACCATTGCGCTTTATATACCCACCTGTGGTTCCCAAGTTAACATTCATTGCCTCACGAACGTATCCTTGAGACACGAGTGTAATCGGAGAAGCCGTATCTAGCCCCTTAGCATCATTATGCTCTAATTCTTCTATGTAATGCCTAGTACTCATATTAATCCCAAGGTCTAAAACCTGGAATATCTAGTAATTGTCCTATACCATCGTATTTAAATTCCATCATTGACTTGATTCTGTCGTCAACTTCAAGGTCAGACTGTATGTCTTGAAGGATTAACGTCATAGCTTCCTGCTTTTTTTGTAAAGCACGGTCGTCATTCTCACGATCGAGTGCCATTGAGATGACGTAATCAATAAAACCTTCTTGATATCTATAAGGAATAACCGGATACGTGCTACTATAACTATTCACATCAGGGGCAGAGGGGGTGATTTTCCCGTCTATCTTTAGCGCCATGGACTTTACAGTAGGCGGCCATAGGCGAATGCGATTATCCCCTACAATCGACCACTGTAACGGAGTATCTGTATTTGCGCCATCGTTGTTATCGGGGTCTTGTCTACGCAACGTAGCTAAGTCTACCTGTTTTAAAACAACGCCATCGGCTTCAGCTCTGATTAATTCAACATCAGTAGCTGTCATTGCATAACCAATCGTAGCAGGAGTAAGATCATACTCTGCTTGCCCTGTAACTGTATTTAAAGTAAGTCCGGTCTTTCTTAAGAAAGCCCAGTTGTGTAGTTTGCAAAAACGAAACTCAGCAAGGGGAATAGTTTGCTGAACATAAGTTTGAAAGTCTGCACTTTGATTTCCAACATAGCTTTGAACTCGTGCAACAATCTCACTATATAAAAATCCTTGAGTAGTATTAGGCATCTGCTAACCTCTTTGCCATTTCTAGTTTGCCAAAGTAACTGGCACGATCATAGTCTGATTCTCCTAGACCTTTGCAATCAAAAGCTTTTCTAATTCTGTCTATGTCTGCAATTTTCATATTCCGCAGTAGCAATCCAATAGATCTCCAACCCATAACCGCTAATTTTGTATACTCCATATTGAATATATCATATTCTGGAATAAAGTCAAGACAAATCGCAGTTATATAAGTGTCCATTACACCATTTTCTAAAGCGTCTAAGTATTTTGCATGTGCCGCATTTACTGAATTTCTGTCTGATTTTTGTACAGTAATTTCAGATTTACGGGCTTTTTTAAAATAAAGGGGAACAAATCTTAACCCATTTTCTCTAGTAAAAGGCTTACTTGAATCAATATAAAGTCGCGTATCTATTCTACGAAGCCTGGCTTGAAAATCAGTTAATAGCATTTTTGGTTGTTCCCAGGGTATTAGTGTAAAAGGCATTTATAATAAGGTCGGGGGCAGGTTACCCCACCCCCTCCCACAGTCAATTAGACACCAGAGGCACCATTGATTGCAATTACTCGTTTAGAGTTTAGGTCAAGATACTTAGCTGCAAAGCCATGAATCTTGTAACCAACTGTAGCAAATTGATCCAAAGGATCGTTAGCTCCAGCTGAACCATGTCTCTTAACAAACATCTTCATAGCGTCGCCGTTAAGCTCCACTACTCCGAATGCTTCTTCGCCGATAACGAATGATTGGTGAACGTCAATTCCACCAGCTCCAGTTCCGACCGATGTTAACATCTTGTCAGAAACAAGGAAGCGCATTCCGTACATACGAGCAACTTCGCCATTTAGCAAAGGCTTGTTATCTACGTTTTTATTAATATCGAGCCAACCACCGGCTTGATCATAAACCATCAAGTCGTATTCAGCTCTTGGGTGTAGAACTACAACGTATTGTCCAGATTCGTGAGGTCCAATAAAATCGGCCTTTTGACGAATCATGGCTTCGATGAGTTCTTTGTGATTAATAACATCACCAGCTTGAATAGCTGCGAAGTTAGCTCTATTGTTTACGTTTTGATTTGCACAGTTATTTGCAAGTTCAGAGACAATGAGTTCTTCAATTGTCTTAGAAGCAGCAATACCAAAACGCTCAGAAAGGTTTTCCAACACTGGATCAATCGCTGTATCAGACAATAGGTCAGATACTTTAGCGAATTGTCCGTATTGAACAACATTTGCTGTTACGTTGGAAGCACTGAAGCTGATTTCAGCTGGCGGTGTTCCTTCGGTTAGTGGACTGGTTGAACCAGCAATTGCGCTGTATCGTAACCACTTAACCTGCTTGCCGTTTCCTTTTGGAAGTCTTTGTTTTTTTCCAAGAGGCATTAGAACAAGACGAGGTTCAAGAGTCGATAGCAGCTTCTTTTCATAATACAAGTGCAGATTTGCTGCATTTGTAAGTGTAGTTGAAGTAGCCATTTTTTACTCCTAATTGCTCATTCGTCAGAACGTCCAAGTGCTCGTCGCATTTCATCTAAGGACAAGCTTTCAAACGCTACCGACTTTTCTCCCTGTGAGAAAGCCGATTCAGATTGAGCACGTTGTTTTTCAGATCGCACAGAAAGACCTTCTTTCTGCACGCGCTCAACTGCTTGCTTTGAGTAGTAATCTACATCTGCACCACGAGACATCATATCTAGTGCCTTAAGTACTTTAACAGAGTTAAGATATTCAGGCCTAATGACATCTTGCAATTCAGCTGCAAGCTGTTGCATTAATGGTTCTCTACGAGAATAATCTGGATTATCCTTTTTCTGTTTCCAATAATAGTCAGCCCCTTCAGCTTGAATTTGCTGCATGGTCTGCTTTTGCAATTTGGAAGATACCGATTGATTCAAGCCCTTAAGTGCAAGCTTAATGGCTTCTTTCGGATCTTCTTCAAATTTAGATTCGAAGACAGATACAGGGTCCACTTCTTCCTCAAGTTGAACCACCTTTGGAGGACGTTGTGTTGGCATTTGCATCGCAGCCATTCGCTCTTGCTCAAGCGTACGATATTGCTGTTCCAACGACTCCCTCTCTTTTCGAGTCGAACCCAATTCAGAAGCTAATCTTCCGCGTTCTTTTTCAAGTTCGCGATAAGCGTGGATGATCTCCATGGGAGATTTACCCACGAACTTCTGTGGTATCGAGTTAGCCTCTTCCGCTGCTACAGATTGACCAGAAGTAGAGACCTCCTGGGTCTGAGGTTCAATTGAAGCTTGAACCGAGCTTTCTTGCGAGGTCGCTTGCGGCTGCGCGATTTTCTCGTCTTGCATGTTAGACTCCTTGGTTGCCAGGTTATCCCTCAATGGGGGCCTGTTGTTTTTCTTCCAAAGCCTTTCCCTCTGCGATCTTATAATCAACAAAGGTTAAGACATTTTGGTAAGCCTTAACTGCCTCTTGTAGGCGTCTAAACTTTTCGATATCTTGCTCATAGGCAAGCTTCTCTTTTAAATCTGAACAGGTGGTCTTTAATAATTCTTCGAGAACTTCCCATCCTGGTGTACGTTTTAATGCATCTAATGCTTGGCCTTCTTCAACAATACGACCAAGTTCTTTTTCTTCGTATTCATCCCTACCGTCTAATTGATCAGTTTCGGGATTCCACATTCTGATGCGCTCATTTACGTACAACATATTATCCTAATCCTAATGCGGTTAAAACGTCTTGGTTTGGAACAGTGTTAAGGTCTGGTTGAGCACCTGCCATTGGTTGTGGTGCTGCCATTCCTTGCTGTGCGTTAACTGCTTGCTGCGCTGCCAACTGTTGCATTTGCATCTGTTGACGCTCATCAGGCGAATTAACAAAACGCTTTATTTGTCGTCCCAGTAATGGACGTAGTAGCGCTTCTAGCACTACCTCACTTTTTACAGTGCCAGGCTGTGAATTTTCTACAGCTTGTAAGATTTGTGACACTGTTTGGATTTTTTGAAACTGCCCCTCTGGGCCGCCGTTTTCCAACGTCGTCTCGACTAGGAAATCGAAGGCCCTGAAAAATGCGTCAGCAGGTAATTGAACAAATGGATTAGGTGAGTTAGGATCCATCACTCGTACCCATTGATCTTCCGTCACAAATTGACGGTTTGTCAGTAGCATTATTTTAGCTACCTGCTTAAAATATAATTCCCCTAACATTCTAGCTTTTAAACTGATACGGGAACTTGCAAAGCTTTGAATAAAATTTACGCCAGTAGCAGATCTACCAAATTGCTTACCAAGATTTGAAGCAACAGGAGCTGCGTTAACCATAGCAGTTGCATTTTGTATGTCATTTTGAATAAACGCCATTTCTTCTCGTGAACCGATAGAAGGATCTAAAGGTGGTAACGGCCTAATTGCATTGACATCATTAGTCCAGATAACCCCATTCGGTCGTGAGAACAAGCTCTTAGTATTGATACCTGCCGAACGATCTGCGATCCACATGGGATTAACAGACAAGTTGATATTATCAAGGCGTGCGTTACGTAAGGTGTTAGCTTCTTTAATGAGGGATCGTACAGCAAGGAGTTCAGGTATTCCATAGAATTCAGATTCACGCATGTAGTTAGGACATGCAACAAATGGCTTAAACTTATAATCGTAAAAATTCTTTTCACATCGTAAAACAACATCACCATTTGCGATTACAATAATATATTCTTCAAATTTTCCATCTTGGTTAGGATCAAACAATCCCCAGTATTCCCAAATTTCTACAGTGCCTTCTTCTTTTACGCCTTCTTCGTTATCGTTAAGTTTATCAAAGTCATCACGATAAGCATCAGAATAGTATGGCCTTGCCCATGCCTCATAACCTTTAACGCTAAGGCTGGTTTCTAGCTCAGCTGTGTTTTTATAGAGGGGGTTGTTTTTAAGGCTTGCCAGGGTCTTGAACGTGCGATGTACGCAGCCTCGCATAGATGCTACGTCTCCCGGTCTCTTAACTGTCCAGTCTGGAAAGAAGTCATAGATAGGTACAATCTCAAGATCTGGACCATCAAATAGAACTTCCATAACTGGTTGCTTAGTTTGAATGCGTTCACCAGTAATTGGGTCTACATCATTGATCCGTCGCATTGTTTCAATCTCTTTATATCGGTATGGTACTTTTGCAAACGCAGTGCCGTCAAGAAGCATTGCCTTAATGAATGCAGCTGTCTTAGCTTGAAAGCCCATCTCTTCAAATTGATGAATATGGAAATCCGTAATTGGATCTTCATATATAGCATCGTTAGCATCTTGACCTTTGAATTGTATTACACTACCCCCTCTAAAGAAGATATCGATAA